TAAAAACCATATCCACCAGGATCTGCAGTAAATGTGCCAGTATTAATTTGAAGAATACCAGTTGGAAAAGATGATCCAGTTGGTCCAGTTGCACCAGTTTGTCCTGTAGGTCCAGTTGCACCAGTAGGTCCTGATCCAGTAGGTCCAGTTGCACCAGTTGCACCAGTTGATCCATTAGATCCATTCAATCCAGTTGCACCAGTAGGTCCAGTTGCACCAGTAGGTCCTGATCCAGTAGGTCCAGTTGCACCAGTTGATCCATTAGATCCATTCAATCCAGTTGCACCAGTAGGTCCAGTTGCACCAGTTGGTCCAGTTGCACCAGTTGGTCCAGTTGGTCCAGTTGGTCCAGTTGCACCAGTAGGTCCAGTTGCACCAGTTGATCCATTAGATCCATTCAATCCAGTAGGTCCAGTAGGTCCAGTTGGTCCAGTAGGTCCAGTTGGTCCAGTAGATCCTCCACTTCCTCCTGACCCATTTTGATTTGTGGCGATCCAAAGAAACACTCCAGTTTCGTATGTAGAAATCTGGAATTGTGAGCTACTAATTTTAACAGCCCATACTGCACTTCCCTCATATGCAGTCGAATTTACAGATACAGAATAATTTAAGTTGGGAAATGCAGGACTGGGAAGTGTTACTATAGCGCCAGTCTTATCTGTTATCATAACTGTTCCAGAATACGTAGACATTTATACTATACAAAGAAAATACCCCAAATATTGTATTCGTTTGAATACTTGTTTGAGATTTATTTAACGAACATATGCGTGCATTCCCTTCTTGTGGTGCGCAGCATGACCCATGTGCTTCTTGTGCTTACCCTCGCCAACCATTCGCTCAAGAGACTGCACTGGCTCAGAGATAGGCGCACCAAGAATATCCTGCTCGGTGATCACACCACGGAGGATACGAGATGAGCCACGGATGGTCTCAAAGAATCCACTGTTAGCCGTCACCGTGTAGATAGAGCAACCAGAACCATACTCGCCAGAACCAGTAGCCGCACTATACGCAAGACCAGTCATGTTATCAAGCGTCAGGTTGAACTGAAGCGTGAACTGACCAATCAAACCAGGAGCTTGACCAGTTGAGAGCTGGAAGTCACGACCAGGACGGAGAACCAGAGGACCACCGACCAGTGCAACCTTTGATCCAGCAGCCCACGCCTGACCACTCCACTCATCCCAGTCCATCTCAAGACCGTTGTTCACAGACATCTTGTAGAGTTCATACTGAGAGTGGTTGGAAAGGAGACCACTGAAGTTGTCAAACGACAGGGAGATGTTAGAAATAGGAAGACTCCAATCAGACTGTGTGCAATCAAGAGACCCAGAGAAGTTGTAAGTCTGGGGCTTGATATAGATAACAAGCAGATCAGGAATTACAGGGAGCGTAATAGTCTGAGACTGAACATTCTGCGTGCCAGTCGCAATCGACTGAACAGGAGAAATGTAGCGAGGAAACTCCATCCAGGGAACAATGCTCTTTGCGGGGAGGGGAGCATCAAGAGAAGCAGTTAGGAACTGAACCTGAACCTGCGCCTGGGAAAAGGGAGTGCCACCAGTGCCAGAGCTATCCCAAGAGACTGAAGGAACACCACTGCACAAAGCAGCCGCAATACGAAGCGATCGGCCAGGCTGGTTAAAGTTCATCGTGAACTGCATGTTCTGGATACCAAAGAGACCCGTGGAAAGCTCATCTTCATCCGCAAAGATGAAGGGAGGAAGCACAAGCTTCTCTGCGGTCTTAAACTGAACACCAAAGGTATAAGGACCAGCAGAAGAGCTACCGCTATTCACAGGAAGACCAGCAGCATTAATACTGCAGTTTCCACCAGACACAACATAGAAAGACAGATCACCCCACGCGCCACAAGGGACTTCATCATTCGCATACGCTGAACCATAGTCTCCAACAGGAGAGTTCTTGTAGGTTGCAGTGGACACTACATCATAATATCGGTCAAGCATCGTTGGGCAAGTGCGTTGCTTACGAGTCTTAGCGAGGTCGGCTAGACGAAGAACCTGAGGGAGAACATCACTCATGTTAATGGAGAGGGACTGATCGTTAATCGTAGCTTGGAGAGTGCTGACGGACTGCGTCATGGGAAAGGGAGCGAGAGAGAAGTTCACGCCAGGAGTCACGACCGCGGCATTAGTGGCAATAGCAGAAGCGAGCGTAAGAGTCACCGTGACTCGCGCAGTGTTCACCCAGTCAACCGCGCGATCTACAAATACGTTCTCGGAGGGAACTTGCACCTGAAAAGTCTGTTGAGAAGCAGAGTTCGCAATAGCAGAGAACGTCTGGTTGGTGATGGACGCCGCGCCCTTCTCAACAGCATACTTGGGCTTCTCCTGGAGAATACGAGGATCAAGAACAGAAACCTTGGAAATGTCAGCCATTTTTAATTATTAGCAGAGACAATTTTTATTCATGGATTCGCTTGAACATGAGTCGAACATTTGCGCTTCCACCATTGTATAGGGTGAGTGGAGTTAGAGAATTCGTGAGACGATTTCTCCATAAAACTTGGACATCCAAGTTCTTGAGATCTTCCTTTGAGAGACCAAGCGACGACAGAGTCTCAACTTGAGGTCTATACTGAAGAAGTCCCTTCCAAGAAGTCTGCGGCAATACATCGATGGGAGTCTCAAGAAGAACCTTCTGGAAAGATCCGGTTGTTGCATTTCCACCTAAGTTACCAGTGCCGATCGTAATTGGTGTTCCAGAATACTCTTCTCGGACTGTGATGAACGATGTGGCGATGACTATTGATGCGACTGGCGACCAAAGAGTGCTGGTGGACTCAAAGTCTTGGGCGAGGACAACATACTGTGTGCCACTAACCGATGACGGGAATAGAGACTGAAGTGTCTGAACAGAATAATTACCAGCAGATATATCCACTTGCACCACATTTTCAGGGTAATATAGTTGCTCAACAGTTAGCACATTCTCAACATCATCTATAGTCAACGTATCATTAGCTGAAAAGATTGACTGTGTTGCGGTAAGGTTAGTCGTGAATGAAGTATCAGATGGTGGCTGAACCGTAGATGATGACTTGAGCGCTGCTGGAATAATACTCCAATAGTCAGATGTGCTTACTGAACTGGATGGAACCAGCACAAGCACAGTATTACCTATCGTAGTAAGATTTGCAGTTACGCTATTTGTATTATCCGTGAATGTTCCAGTTGTCCATTGTCCAGAAACATCGGTCACTATAACTTCAGAACCATTGTCTGATACCACAACTGCACTTGCTGATCCTTGTGAAAGCTGGTCATTAGGAGCAAAGTTGTAAGTTCCAGACAATACTGCAGTATACCCAAGATCACTTACAATAGAATTACCAACCCTGAATGTTCCACCAGATACACCACTCAATACAATCTGAGTTCCGTTATCAGAGTCTACCTGTGCAGTCGCTGCATTTTGAGTATCTGTAATAGTTTGTCGTTGAGAACTCAGATAGGTTGCAGTTGTAAATGTTCCTAGATCAATCAATATTTCATTAGCTGTGAATGTTCCTGATAGTTGCTGAACAATCAAGTATCCATTCGACAATCTAACATTTTGAACCGTCGCACTACCCATAGTTCCATTGTCAACCGTGTCACCAACATTAAATGTTCCAATTATAGATTTCACGGTAAGATCCGTATATCCACCAGCATAATTGGTAGTATCAGTTGCTTGTTGAACGGTTGCGTATGTCCATGGATTTGTTCCATTTGTGACATCATACAATAAATCTTGAGTCGAAAATCCAGATCCTACTACATTAGTAACCGTCAGAGTTGTTTGTTGTGGAGGAGTGCAAGTTTGGACGAATGCAGAGGATGAAGAGGTTATGACATTCTCTATCAGTCCAGTGACACCAGTTCCAGTGATCTGATTAGTAATCGCAAGTGTCGCTTGACTTGAAGATGTAGCATTCGTTGCCAACATACCATTCGTGTAGAAGTTAATGGCACTCACGTAGTTTTGGTCATTTAGACTATAATATCCAGACGAACTTCTTGACGGAGGACCATCATTAGCATATGTAACTACACAGTGACATGTTTTAAAAATAGTTTGAGTATATATTCCAGCAGAAATACCAGGATTTGTTGTCTTAAATCCGCTATCATTAACTCGTTCAGCCCTAAATGATGTGAATGCAACATCCATCGTTACTTGATTACCAGCTGTGCTAACAGTCAGAACTTTTCCAGTAGCAGTTCCAACATTAGTGGTAGAAGTATATCCTAAGTCAGACGGAACACCAGTTCCAACATATGTGATTGCATAGAATGAAATAGTATCTCCAATTGCAAACACAATAGGAGTTGCATTATTCATTGTCACAGTTACATTCGCACCTGATGGAACTATATTATGGTTTGCAACTAGAGTAGTAGTAGCCGTTACATATGGAGCTGTTCCATCATTTACATCCTGGTATGGAAGTATTCCGATCGCATCACCTACAGAATATGTGAATGCAGCGGATGTGGATGTCATCTGAACATCTGCGTATGATCCACTCTGAGAATAAGGGCAATAGGTAAGATTTGAGATAATACTTCCATTTCCACTTGGATTGGTCAAATTGGTAAGTCCTTCACCGTTCACAAGTGATCCATTGTAGACCAAAACAGACAAATACGATGTGCTATTAGCAGAACCCTGAATAACTTTACCATACTTCTTTGATGTCAAACCTTGCACTATGTCTCCAACAGTAAATTGTCCAGAAGTAGATGCGAATGTAAAGATTTGAGGCTGAGCAGACCAATTACATACTGCAGTTTCTCCAGTATTCCAATTCTTAACTTCCTGCCCTGCTGAAAACATCTCAGAAATGTATACCGTATTCTTCGTAAGATCCGCAGTATCGAAAACATAATTATTAACAGGATCGCCACCACTATCTGAATAATAGCTCAAGCAATCTGTAGAAAGATTGAGAACTGATGCTTGATTCGTGATCGTTTCACCTGATGTGAATGATCCACCACTGATAATATCTATCTCTATCTGAGTAGGTATTGCGGGAAATGCAGGAAGCACATTCACGATTTGAGCAGATTGACCAGAAGTATTACCAGAAATTAGTTGTCCGACTCCAAATACACCATTTTGTGTTTGTATAGGAATGGTCAAATATGTTCCAGGTGTAGAATCCGTGAGTGTTTCACCCTGTTGAAATGCAGCAGATCCATTAGCCGGTTCGACAGTCAGAAGCTGAACTGTAGGATCCGTTGATCCATAAGGATAAGGACCATTGTTTGCACTAATAACTCCAACTGCTCCAGAACTACTACCAGTTACCTGATTTCCAATATAGAATATACTATTTGCTGCGATCTGAGACACTTGAAGAACAATCGGATTTGTAGTTCCAGCAGTTCCTACATCAACAACAAAACTACCAGTAGGGTAGAGAGGGGGTTGAGATGCTCCACCATTCGTATTCTTAAGCACAATCTTACCAGTATCCAGATAAGACACGCCATTGCATACTGCGGTTGACTGGTTAGTATACGTGGTTGTAGGAAGACCGAATCCTGCAGTATCGACCATCAAATCACCAACATTAAACGATCCGCAAATATTGTTCACAATAAGAACTCCAGAATCAGTATACGCAACTGCACCAATATCTGCAGCTGTTCCAGATTCTGACCCTAGAATACGTGCTCCAGGCGGCGGAATAGGAACATTCGCTGTAGCATAAAATACACCACCGATTTCCTGACCTATTACGCATGTCACTGTTCCAATGTTTCCTTCAGTCTGATTAATAACATTCTGCTTATCCAACACAACTTGAGCGAATGCTATACCTTCAGGACCATCGGGATACAACAGAAACTCACCAGGAGTAAAGGATGAAGGAGCGGATGATGCTGCTTGCTGATTAATATAGGACACGTAACCATATCCATTGTTATCTCCTTGAATCGCTACGATCGTAGCAACTGCTCCAGTAACATTGTCCACTATAGATTCACCAACTCCAAACTTACCACTCTGATTCGTGAAGTTCATAGTTCCATAGCCAGTATTGTCACCAATAATCTCCTTAATAGTTCCAGAAGTTATCAAAGGATTACCAGCCGATCCAGCATTAACAAGGGATGCATAACAGTCAAGAGTTGTTCCAATCACAAGAGGATTCTTGAGAGCTGAATAGTTTAGTGTCATGTATCCATTGTCTCCTTCAATCTTAGTAATTGTCGCAGTTGAGTTATTCGCGTTATTAACTATTTGATCACCAGTATTAAATGGTCCAGAATAGTAATAATTTCCACCAGTATAAACTATTGATTCCAACTCCAAAATCCCTGTGCGAATTACTGAAGTAGGTGAATTAGGACCAGTAATACTTTCAATAACCGCAGTTGCAGTATTTGTCGTAGTATCAGTCAGAGTTTGTCCAACAGCAAATGCTTGCGTCTGATCCTTAATAGTAATCGTATTTGTAGTTCCACTGTTTGCACCCTCTGCACTAATGATCTTTCCTTGCGCACTTGACGTTTGGCCGATTATCACATTGTCCTTTAGGAATAGACCGTCTTGTGCTTGAAAAGATACAAGAGGATTGAACTGTCCAGGTTCACTAGACGGATTAGAATACGTGAACTGATCATTCGCACTTGTTGCTCCAGTATACGTGAATGTTTCCTGAACTGAAGAAACAGTTGCATCAAACGATTGGCTTTCACTGCTGACCGATACTGCTTTTCCAGTAGACAAAACAATCTGTGTAGCTTCTTGATTAATTTGTAGATCAAGAAGAACACCGACAGTAGGCGTAGCTTGTGTTGTTGAGATAACAGGAGGAATAGAAAATACCCAGGTTGTTTCAGCAGAAGGAGCAGAGGGCAGTGTTAGGATAAGAGTTCCAGCAGTATAGGACACAATAGTTCCAGTTAGTGAAGTTGATGCAGAAATCGCACTCAAAAGCATTCCTACTTTTAGAAACCCGGCAACTGGTGATCCAACAATTTTCCACGAATAATTACTACCTCCAGAAGATGTTGGTGCAGCATCAGAAGTCAGAGAATACCCAAACGTCCAATCCGATCCAGCAATAGATACTGGTGACCCCGTCCAAGTAACCGTAAGAGTATTTCCAGAAAACGTAGCTATTGTCGCTGAATCAACATTCACTACAGTATTCTGTTCTACAGTTTCCAAACCAGTAGGAGATGTAATGAACGCACCTTCAACTCCAGGACGAGGATACTTGACATTGTCTGAGTAATACGTTGTATCGAAATTAGTGAAGATAGAATCAAAGTTTGTGTTATATCCAACGAAGGAATACTCGCCAAACAAGTATCCAGATGCTGAGGACGCACCAAACACATCTAGTGCAGAAGGAGGATTGGCAGGGCTGAATGGACCACTTGAAACAGGAAAGCCAAAAGGTGTAACACACGTATTAGAATCTTGCCACAACGAAAAAAGGTTTGTCTTAGAATCATACGTATAAAAAGGACACTTAGTTCCAAGAACAATTCCAGGAGTAACAGATTGTCCATCCGAAACAGTTGTAATTGCTGCAGTCGCAGTAGTATCTGTGAATACCAAGTTCCCTGCATTGAAGCTACCAGTTATATTATACAACACAAGAGTATCTCCGCTAAAACTTACCACAGTAGCAGTTCCAAGAATAGTTAATGGAGCAGCTTTAGTTGCAGTTTTAACTGAATCTCCCTTTACAAATTTTCCATTCAAAGAATTGATAACCAGCGTTATTCCTGGAAAACTTCCTTTCAAAGCAGCATTCGTAACATCGTTCCAAGCCAGAGCCAAAGCATTATTAACCAACTTGACCCAGTGAGAATACGTGAAACAGTAGTAGTAATCAATCTCTGGCTGAGGATATTGGTATACTCCAACAGGATCGGGTTGCGTAGTCCAAACTGCTTGGTTCTCAGGAATCCACTGAATTGACCTCTGAGATGAATACGCAAAAATAGGATTCTCTTTAGTTCCACCATATTGAACTGTAAATGTAATGTCATACACAGTGTTGTTAGGATTAGTGTTAGTTGATCCATCAGAGTTGAACTCACGAATCTGAGGAATGAAAAGAGGAAGATTCTTTCCAGCTCCATTCAGAGTAAAGTTCTCAACTGAAACTGCATACTTCGACTTATCCAACAGAAGGGGCATCGTGCGTGTATCCTGAAACACGATCGCAGGATCATTCTTAGTAGACGTGGTCTCCGTAGAGTTATTAATGATCTGCGCATTATAGAAGAGAAAGTCAGGATCGTTTCCACGGTTATCTCTGACCTCTTCAAAGTTAACTTTATTAGGTGATCTATCCGGACGAAACACTCCCCCTCGCTTGAATGCTGACATGTTTGGGTTATATTAAAAAGCAAGATTATTTCCCTATGAGGTTTGCCGTGAAGTTAGTGACGAAATCATCAGGATTCTGTTTAGAATCAATCACCATTTGCGTATACTTTGGCAAACTAAGATGCTTGAAGTAGAGTCTGGTAACGCAATGTCTTCCACAGGTTGTAATATCAGGATTCTCAGATTGAAAGGGAAACTTATTATATATAACCTTGTATCCAGATTCTTTCAGTAGTTTGGTCAAATAATGCGTATCCTCTCCAAACTCGGCTTGTTTCTTCTTAGAAATCCATTCTGATTCCTGATCGGGAAGCATAGAATACGGATCATGAAACTCAATTGTCTTTCCACGCTTTAGCAAACAAATCCAATGACCGGTATACTTATCAGTTGTCAGATATAAAATTAGAAGTCTACCCTTTTCATCAAGGGCATCATCAATTTTTTTATACTTCAAAAGGTCTGGATACGAAATGATCTTTAAACTTGGGATCATTTTGTGAATATCAAAGTTTGACAACGAGTATGCACGTGCTGCTTTATTAGCAGGATCGAGAGCATGTTTCTGTTGTATAGCACGTTCTAACGACACACATTTTCGTGATACAGCAAATCCTCCCTCAGTATACACCCGAAACCCATTCTTAAAGTTCACAATTATCGGGGGCATTTACTCTACATTGGTATAATACTTTCACGACATCGTGGTTTGAATCGGATACAGAAGAAATTATTAACATACTCAGTATACATAATGTATTCCTTGCGGGATCGCATATTGTTATATACAAATATATTTTACGGTTAGCAACATTTTTCTTTGTCCCAAAATTGGCAGATTTGTCGTATTAGAACAAATGTGCCAATTTTGGGACAAAGAAAAACTACGGTATATCGTTTAGTTAATTTCCAAAGAATAGAGTAAGTAATGCAATTCCTAAAGGGTGACTGTTTAGAAGTTATGAAGACTCTACCGAATAAAAGTATAGACTGTTTTGTTTGTGATTTACCCTATGGTTGTTTAACTGGTGGTGCAGGTAAAGAAAAAGCAAAGCGAAATGCTAATGGTGATGGAGGAATTATGGGATGTGAGTGGGATGTAAAGATAAATCTGGATTTGTTCTGGATTCAAATTAAAAGGTTAGCAAAGAATGATCATACACCAGTGCTTATGTTTTGCACTACCAAGTTCGGAGCTGAATTGATTGCTTCTAATCCAGATTGGTTTCGGTATGATTTGGTATGGAATAAAGAAAGAGGTATTGGATTCTTAAGAGCAAATAAACAACCTATGAGTTCACATGAGATGATTTATGTGTTTAGCAAAAAAGGTGCATTCTATAAGAGAGTTGATATTGAAGGTGACTTTCCTAAATCTTTAGTAAGTAAAAAACATCTTGAGAGACGCACACTACATGCTGGTGTTATGCCTAAAATACTCACAGATAATACTGGAAAGCGTTGCCCTTTGTCAGTGATTAGCATACCAAATACATACAACAAAAGAACTGGGTTTCATCATCCAACACAAAAACCAGCCGAACTTTACGAATGGCTTTTATCCAGGTATTGTCCAGAAGGTGGAACAATTCTTGACCCAACTGCTGGTTCATTTGCTTCGTGTTTTGTTGCTCAAAAACTTGGATTGAACGCTATAGGTATTGAAATGAATGATGCATTTTATGAAAAAGCAATCTTGGCTCATAATAAATACGATGGCATACAAGCTTCGGAAAGCCCCTAAGCGCGACTTATATTGGATCGTAGCAATCGATGGAACGCATAAATCCAGAGATCCATTGCCATTGGAACATGCTAAAGCACAAATGAGGGCATTGTATGCTGCAGAACGTCGTAAGCTTGGAGGTGTGCGTAAATCAATTGTAAAAAATGGTGTTTATACTTTTAATCCTATGCTTGATGCTAGAGAAGAAGAAGACATACCTGCACAACGTCATGCTCTTCAACTTCAAAGAGTGAATGATGCTCTTGAAATAGAAAGAGCTGCTTTGGCACGTGAATTGGCTGCTGATCAGGAAGCTGCTCGTATTCGTGGTGAAGAGTCTGCTGCTCAATATCGACGTGCTCAACAGCAACGTGCTGCACCTGCATCTGCACCTGCAAGTTCAAGACGCAGACAAGTGCCGATCGTATATCCAAGCACTCGTGATTGTCTAACTACTACTGGAGAATGTATTGGTGTAATGTCTGCTCTAGCTGGTCGTGGATC